AGTTGTTAAAAATGGAACAAAATTTTTTATGCAAAAATTTTATATCAAATTGATGTAAATATTACATCTAATGCTTTCTCAAAATTTATAAAAAATGTAAGAAAATTTTTATTTTATGTAATGTAATATTCACATCAATTTAATATGAAAATTTTGCCCTGCTTGCCCTGCTTGCCCCACCGATTTTTATTTTTGTTTCATCATTTTCCATTTTTTGAAAACTTATTTTTTCAAAATGAGAATTTAAAAAATTTTATATATTAAAGATGGGGTGAAAAACGGGCGCGGAAAGCTGAGCAAGGCCATAGGCCTGCGAAGCGTGATCACGAACGAAGTGAGGACTAGATTCGAAAATCGAACAGTTTAATCAAATCTGACATTAATTTCAACATATCTTTTTGTTACTCGTTTCGTGGCCATTACAGAGACTTTCTTGGGTTTTGTTATTTTATCGATTTTATCTGTTGATGTTTTCTTTTTAGTATTGGCAATTTTTTTTCCAGCTGATTTTCTCCCTTTCTTCGTAGACAAAAGCATTTCGGTCATTATATCGGTAAGTTTATTGATCACATAATCTAATACACGATGTTCAATGATCCATCGGAAAAAATTTAACTGTCCAACTGTGGTTTCGATAAATTTGTTTTTGGTGTAATAGAAATCGATACCATGGAATTTTTGTTTTCCTTTTTGTTTTCGATATTTTCTGCAAAATGGATCGAATTGTTGTTTAGAATATGCTTTCAATTGTTGTTTATAATCCAAAAATACATTGAAGTACTGATCATCTGCAGATTTTGAGTCAACCGAATATCCATCCTTGGTGATATAGTATTCAACAGTTTTACCCTTTGCATAATTTGTAACAAACCAATCTAAAACTCTGAGGGAAATATGGGCTGTTTTTTGTAAAATCGGAAGCATTTTTCCTAAATTTTTTGGGTTTTGAAAAAAGTTTGTCAATGAATTCATAATCAAATCCTGTTTACTTTCTGCGATCAATTTCGTAGATTTTTCAACTTTTTGAATCTTTGATTTTCTTTGTTTGACATACATTTTCTTGTTTGTCGGTTTTGCGACAGTAATTGTAGTTTTTTTTGTTTCCATTTTTTTGGAGGGGAACGGATTAAATGATAAAGTTATACTTTGTTTTTGCATCGTTTCTTTTATTTAAATATATTTTTTCCTTTAAAATTTCAAAAAGAAAACTTTTATGAAATTAAACGCGCAAAAACTTTTTTGTAAAATTTCTTAAATTTTTTCGATTTGAAAAAGGGTCTCTTCAAATGAATTACGATGATTGTGATTTGTTATCATTAAGTTGGAATGGTGATGATATCACTGTTGTTCGTTTACAACAGATTGAAACATTATTGCAAGACAGTGTTAGGTTCAAAATTTGGAATGTTCCAAAAAATTCTAACAAACCGCAATGTGTAACTGTCACACACATATATCAAACTCGTTCACTCGGACAGATACTTTATTATGTTACAGAGACAAACGGAGCTGGCACTTGTGTCTCCACATCATGGAGTTTGAGAAATTCCGCAAGATTCGCTTTGAAACTGATTCGTGATAATCATGATATAGATATTGACACAACTTTATCAAAATTTACACGAGAAAATGTTGAAAAAGCAAAACGACAAGGCAAAAGTATTGAATTTAGATGGCCAGAAAGCGAAATGATGGAAAAACATGAAAATTTAAATTGGAACGTAGTTATTTCAGGATATTCACAAGATGAAATTATGCAAATGTGTTCTGAACACCAAACTCGTTCTGGAATGGAAACAACTGGAAAGATAACGAGCGAATTCCATGAACAAATTGTAGCAAATGTTGAAGGATATCAACAATTTAGACAATTATACGAAGATTGGGATGATGATAAATTATTAGAAATTGGGATACGTGACAAAACAGATAGGATACATGACAAAACAGATAGGATACGGAAATTAATGAAATAAAGATCACTCACGCGAGACTAGTACTATTATCCTCACTATCAAAATAATCTCTTTCTGACGAATGTTCAATATAACAATCATCCCAATCTACTAAATCTTCATATATAATATTCTCTCCATATTGAATAGGATTTGCTAAATCTTGGAGTAATTCAGAAATATATGCGATTTGTTGGACTTTTAACCCTGTATCTTCTCCTCCTGTATCATGTGGACCAAGTAATAAAATATGACCAAAAATCGGGTATGGACGATTCCAAGTGAACCCTAATTTTGTAATTAATGCAGTACCTAAATCATTTCGTTTAACAAATCCAGATTTCAAATGATTTTTATGATAATAACACCGAAGAGATTTATAACGATTTTTGTTTTTTTGTGTTAAAACTTCAATAGGACCTCCAAGTAAAACTTGTAAATGTTGAAAATGATTCATCATATCTAGTTCTTCCCAAAATGGTTCTAAATAATATCGACTTTTATTTTCTTTTGTTTGAGGAGGTTGTATAACAATTCCAAACATATTTGGTTTCTGGTATATATGATATGGTAATCTACGTCCAAAAAAATTTGCCGTCACTGTCATTTGATTTTTTTTATTCTTTTTGTGTCTTCTGAGTAATTTAACTCTTCTCATTTATCAATTAAAAGATTTAAATGAATTGTTTAACAATTTATAATCAAATAAATTTTATTATTTTATAAATCAAAACGATTTAGTCCGCTTTGCAGATTGCGGAGGGAATTTTAAAAAAATTCCCGAGCTGAATTGTTTCACAATTTATAATTTCAACACGCCATTTTTTATATTTTTCATCCAAGAAGGTTTAGATTTGGATTTTGATGATTTTTTATCAGGTGGGAAATCATCAGATTCGTAAATTTTTCTTTTGCGTGTTGGAGGAGGAGTTTTGTTTTTGTTTGGAACGAGCAAAATATTATCATCACCACCGGAATCATCCGAATCTTCAATAACCCAACAAGTGTCCAAAGATTTTGGAGGTCCAGAACTGCGACCTTTGCCTCTATTTTTATATGTAAATTGGTTTCGAGAAGTTTTAGATTTTTTGGGAGATCGCTTTTTCGGCATTAAGGATTGAGGGAGACCATTCTTTCTATATTCCAAAATTTTATTCCAAAATGCCTCCATGTCAGGTTTTCTCAAACGAAACCATTCACGATCACGATGAACTTTAATATCAGACCATTTAATAATCCTCCAACGAAAAATTTCAAATTGAACATCATTGAAAAATATCCAATCAACCGCATTTTTCGGATTTGCAGTAATTTTGTCCTGCAACCAATTTGCAATCCATTGTTGTTCTTGTTCTTTGTTTTTAAATTGAAATACAGGCAGATAAAAATAATCGATTTTGTGTTTGCCATTTTCTGTGTATCTTTGTTCGATCACACTTCCCTTTGCATAACCATTTTTTGATACATTATATATAGGTTCTCCATTTTCATCCAATTTGCAATCATTGAAATAATCTTCATCTGATGCATATTCTTCTAATTTCACTTCTACAAAATCACAAATATCCAAGTCGCAACATTCCATTTGAATTTGCATTTGCATCCAATAATGTAATTCTGGAGTTCCGGTTATTACACGAGTAAATGGACATTTAATTTCAATCATAATTTCTTTATCAGTAACTCCATCTGGAGATGCACTTAACCAAGATATAGTTTGGTGTGGCATTAATCCAAATTCCATAACATTTGTATTATTAACATGTTCATATACAGCAGTAATAACTGGTTCATATTTAACACCCCATTGTGTCCACATATTTCCTTGAAAAGGAGTTCCAACGCCACATTTTTTTTGAATTAATTCTTTTGGACTTCCAAATTTATGACATGGATCGCCGATTAATCGTTTCATATCAAAATATACAATTCCATCTTTACGTAATTTCCATTCATGTTGAGTAATATTCAAAGTTTGTGAAATGGGACTTGCTGTCAAACATTTATTGCGTGCTTCATACCATTCTTTTGAACGTTGTTCAGGTTGACGTTCATTTATAGCAATAAGATCACGTAATTTTTGACTCAATTTGTCTGGATTAATTAAGTGTTCGCTTATGGTGTTTAATTGATCAATTTGATCTTGGTGATAACTACAAAATTTTTCATCTCCAGCCACACGTCTTCCACAGGGCTTTTTGCGTTTAGTAAATCCAGCGCATAATCGTTTTTCTTCCTGATCTGAATTTTCAGTATTTTTATTTTTGCGCTTCATTCGTAAAATAAAAATTTTTAAATCTAACTATTACACAGGATTTCATTTTTTAAACTTCAAACGAAGGAGATGGATACAAATGATCACTCCATATCAAGATCATCCGATAACGAAGAAGACCTACATTTTGATCCACAAAAAATCGAAAATTTCTTCAAAAATAACTCCGTTTGGGGTGCATTTCTAAGGAGATATTTAGAACAAAACCATCACCATCTGGAGGATTTAGATAATCTACATTATCAACCTGTTGAATTACCTGCGGTTGAGATTTCAGAAAATTCTCAAAATGTGAAAATTATTCCTATTCTTATACCGACTCCAATTCCTGGAAATCAAATTTCAGCATCAGATTTATTATCTTTAATGAAAGATAACGATGATGAAATAACTATAAAAATAAGCAGAAAAAAACATAATGGAACAAGGTCGTCATCTATTGTTCCGATTGGTATTGGTAGTTTAATTGCCATAATTGGTATTAGTATCGGGGTTTTGATTTCAGGAAAATTACCAAACATGCGTTGAGCATGCGTTGACACACAAATTTTTTTAATGTTTCAAACAAATTATACAAAAAATTTTAAAAAATGTCAATGGGAATTCGAGCACCAAAAGATATGCCTCGTTCAAAACAATATCAAGCTATTTGGGATGGACAATATGAAAAATCTGCAAGTGGAACTATGACCAAAAATAAATTAATGAAAAATCCTAAATCTGGTAAAATTGTATCAAAAGCATTATACAAAAACGGAGTCAAACGGATGGAGGAAATGAAAAAAAGTGGCAAATGGACACCATTCAAAAAAGGATCATCTGCAAAACGTAGAAAATCTAGCAAGATCAAATTGATCAATTAAACACCATAAGCGAACACTTAATTAATCCAGACAAATTGAGTCAA